ATCCACGGACGGTTTCGTGGTCTTCCCCCATGCCAATCCAGTTCGCGAAGTCCCGCCAGGGCAACACCGGGGGCGCCGCGCGGAGGTCTTGAGCCTTGATTTCTTCCACTTCCATGGCCTTTGCTGCACTATGTTGGTCTATAGAGGACTATGGTCTTGGACTATGTCCATTGACTATGTGCAAACAATAGCTCTTGGACTATGTCATGTACATAGTCCAAATAATGATTAATACCTATTAAATGAGCATTACAGATAGAGCTTTGCTATTGATTGGCCGTAGCAACCTAAGCGCCCTGACCAGAGCAGGTGCGACGGACTACAACCGATGGGTGAGCATCAAGCGAGGGAAGGCGCGAGTGGGAGCGGACGAGATTGAAATCCTCGGTAGCGTC